CGACAGCCCATCCAGATCGCAATCGAATTTCCAGCACAGCAACCCGTCACCCCGGTCGGACGTGCCAACAGTGCCCCAGAACGGCCCGACGGTGTTGGTGCCATCGGTCACCGTCACAGACGCCCCGGCCACCGCCTGATGCAGTTCGATGCCGGCATGGCGCGGATGGTGCGATGCAATCAGATATTCAAAGGTCTTCAGCGTGGTGCCACGTACCAGTTCCCAATGCGGCTGCACACAGCGCGATAGGGCAACCGGCAGGGCAAAGGCCGAATTATTGACGGCGTCGGTCACCGTGCCGCCACCCTCACCAGCCTTCCAGCCGGCCAGAAAGGTCACATCAATGATCTCGTCGCCATCATAAACATATTCCGACAAAGCAAAGCGCACCGTCCGGGTGCCGTCGCCATGGTCTGTTTCATCCAGCTCGGTCTGGTCGGGATAAGGCTTGCGCAACGGCTTGGTGGCAATCAGCGTCTGGATATCACCCGCACTCGGAGTAACCCCCCCTTCTTTTCGGACAAAGCCTTGACGTTTCACCCGAACTTTAATCTTAGGAGTTCCGTTCGGATCAAGTGGAAACTGATTGACGCCGCCAGCTTCGAAACTGCCTTCGGTGCGGTCATCGCCAGAATGACTCCAACTGCCCGAAGTCGCCCCCCAATCGCTAGTTACCGCAAGCACCCAACCGTTATCTTCAATTTGAACAGAGTAGTCGCCGAGTTCCGGGATTGGAGTGTCCCCGCCTTTGGCGAATTTTAGAGAGCCTGCGCCGAGAAAAATAAGAGAAGTCACTTAAAAAGAATCCTTTTGTCGATTACGCTACGACGTAACGAAGAACACCAGACACTTGAACAGCGTCGGAAAGATTCATAACGAGAGCGTCGCCCCCCACTGTTCGAAAGGCCGGACCGTTTCCACCTTTCTCAATACCTCTACTATCTGCGTTGAAAGCATAGGGGCCTGTAATGACGATAGAACCAGACTTAAAGGTAATAGTTACATCCCCATCTGTCACTAGATCGTAACCGAGAACCCAAATACGTTTACCGGATTGGGCTGCAACTAAAGTAGTGTCGCCGCTAGCCGAGACATTGATAGGAGTAAACTCTACATCAACCTCAGCTTCTCCAATAACAACCGCATCAATCTTCGGAGCAAGCCCTCCAAGGAGTTCTACTTCCCCTCCAACGAGATTAACCCCACCTTCAAGAGTATCGTTGATAGTAATAAGTTTGGAAACGTTCTCAGTCGAAAGAGTAACGGCTTGGCTGTCTGCGGCAGGTTGCTGACCACTCGCAATTCGGTTAACGGTTACCGGATTTCCGTCCTTATCGAGAACACCAATTGTAGGAAGAGCCATTTGTATCTAATTCCTTTTTCGTATTAGGCTGCGATAAGCGGCAAGTAACCGCTGTTTTCAGGATAGTTAAAGAGCAGCCCTGAAAGGACACTTTCTGACTGCACTTGAATAGTTTGCAACGGAGATTGTCTGGGGCTGTTCAAAGCCGAAACCAATGTTTCCGTTACATAAAACTGGATTTGAGACCGTCCTTGGAGATCGTCGTTAACCTCGACCTGCAAACCGTTCAACGTCACCAGAGAGGTGTCTGGCCCTCCCAAACTCAAAACGGAACCCGCTGTGGTATTTCCAATAGTCAGAATAGGGGTTCCAATTGGGTCATCATCTGCAATTGGGCCAAGAGAAAGGAACGTGAGGGTTTTCAAATAGACCTGCGGTGTCCCTCCTCCCCCAAAGAGGATTAGTTGAAACTGGGAGTCTCTATTGGAAATAGCCATAGTTAATTATACAACCGCCAATGTGCCAGCAGCGCCACCGCCGAGTTCAACCTTACCACCGTCTTCGCTGCCAAGCGTAAAGGGCACAGGGTGATAGACACCTGCGGTAACAGGAAGGGTGTCAACTACAACGTTTCCCCGTCCATTATAAACGGTCAAAGTGCCGTCAATAGTGCAAAGAAAACCTGCCACGCTCTTTCCGAAGGGGAGAAGATAAGTGCCTCCTGCCTCGATAGGTTGTGGGCTATATTGTTCATCAATTCTCACGTTTTATAAACTCCGGTGTCGTGGTTAGATGGGATAAGAAGAAAGGAATGGGAGGGGCGGTATGGAACCCCTCCCAGACCCTTAGGATTAACTGCCGTTAATGCGGATAATCCGTTCACGACCATCGGCCATAACGTTGGCTTCAAGAGCCACGTCAAAGCGGATTTTGTGTTCACCCGTGTCGAACTCCGAGGCCCGCCACATACGGACACTCAAAGGCACCTTAGTCAGGGACTGACGTTGGGCCGTATCCGACGCGGGCATGATAAGGTCTGCCGTGTTAATCACGATAGCATCCTTGTTGGCGAGGAAACGAGGTTCCACAACCGACGAGGCAACACCAAGGTGAGTAACTGCGAGACCGTCCCAAGTCGAACCACCACCGTTCGTGTTCACAACGGTTTTGTGAGGACCAGAAGTGATCACGGCCGGGAAGTATTCCACGTTCGAGAACTTACCGGCCGCGGCGGTATGATCCCCGATAACACGGAACTGTTGCAGGTGGTGCAATTGCTTCTTCGCCCGAGGGTCCCAAGCGTAGACACCTGCGATAGTGAACACTTCACCATCCTTGAGGGTCTTAGCACCCGCCTGACCTTTCAGGTTGAGCTTACCGGACTTATATTTACCCGGAGCGGTCGAGATAGCGACATCCTTATAGTCGTTATCAAAGTCACCGGTTGCATAGTCCGTTACCGAAGTAGCTGACGCAACCCGATCACCCACTTGCACTGCCGGGAGTTGCTGAGTAAAGATCGTAGGAATTCCTGCGATGTTACCCGAGAACCCTTGACGGTAGATACCGCCTGCAATGTCCATCATGGAAGTCGGATTACCCACAACATCGTTGCCGAGCGCCTTCCAATCCTGATAGCTCAGGACAGCGGTAAAGGAGTCTTCGACACCTTCTTCCTTGAGGCGAACCACAGCATCTGCCATGTCTGCGAAGGTAGAAACGGCGTTCTGGCCATTTGCGTTACCCACCCAGTTGTTCGACGCCAGAGCCGCATACCGCATAATATACGAGTCAACGTCAGTGGCAAGACGAATAGCAGCCTTCCGAAGCGCTTGGGACTCTCGGGCATCTCCAATACTCTTAATCTTCTGGAAGTCGCCCCAACCCATGCTAGAGCTAAGGGTTTGAGTCAAACTGTATTGCTCCGACCCGAAATGAGTGTCTTGGACACCGCCGGACAGGTCTTTCACACCGCTCTTTGTCCACTCGGTGTAGTAATCCGGGGTGACTTGTTCCACAACAGTCAAACCGTTGCGGTCGTTCATCTCACCGTCAAACTTACGCCAAGTAACGAGGTTGGTCGAAACGAGGTTGTTTTGGAACAATGCGGCAAAGGAGTTGAGGACTAGCTTTGCCTGATCTACTGTAACAGTGGTCATTTACTGTTTTTCCTTTTCTAGTTAGAGAATGACCACCCTATTTCTTGAAGAAAACTTTTTCAAACTCGTCGAGATTGTCAGTAGAAGGAGAAATCGTCTTGGTCATTGCCCGTCCCTTTGTTCCCACTTGGGGAGGGACAGGTGCCCGAGACACCCGTTGAACGGACTTTTCTCTTTCTTCGTCGTTCTTCTTGAACAGGGTGTTGAGTTCACCCAGACGAAGGACAGCTTGGAGAGGACCGGCATTAGCAAAGTGTCTTGCTTCATCCAGATTGTCGGCGAGATATTTCAGAACCCTAGGCCCGTTGTCGAGGCTCTTAATAGTCTGAGCAAGGAAGTTACCATATTCGGGCGGAACATCTTTGAAGGTATCTTCAAGAGTTGCTACCTTTTCAGTAAAATCCCCGGCTTCCTCAGTCTTCGTAAACTCGGAAACCTTTTCTTGCCATTGAGAGTCCAACTCAGCTTGCGACTTCGCAATCTGTTCTTGGCGTTGTCTCTCTTCCTCTTCTACCCTTGCAGCTTGCATTTCCTTCTGGACAGTATAGCGCGCCAGATCGCGAACATAATTAGGATCAAACTCGCCTAAAGGGTATTTCTCACTACCATCTGCATTGAGGTCCGAAGGGTCAGGGGCAGAGGAATCCTTCTGAGAAGGGGTTCCTTGTTCTGTATCCTTTTCGACCTTTTGATCAGCTTTTTCCAGTTTCTCAAGGCGTTGACGCAAAGCTTCTGCTTCTCGTTCTGCCTCTCGTGCTTTGGATGTTAGTTGGTCGATCCGTTCCTGAAACCTGCTTTTTGGTTTCGGGCTCTCTTCATCTTCACTCTCTTTGTCGTCTTCGACTTCTTCGTCATCGGGTTCACCTTGATCTTCATCTTGGTCTTCGATTTCGGTTTCATCGTCATCGACTTCGGGAGTTTCTTCATTCTCTGCTTCTTCATCCTGTTGAAAGAAGTCGCGGGAGAAATCGTCGAGAGAGGGTTCTACTTCTGGTTGTGAGTTATCAAGTGTGTCACTGGTTTCGTCAGTGATCTCATTAGTAGCAGTGTTATCAGTCATAAAACTGTATTGCGGTCCTTACCTTTACCGGGATTGCTTTTGGGTGGGCGAGGGATCAATAAGAGAGCAATAGAACTCTTATTGGCTCGAAGAGGGTTGTGTAGCCTTTTTCTTAGGCTCGTCGGGTTTCTTTGGGTTCTGGTCCAAGATAACCTTCATAGCGTCCAAGGCCACTTTGTTGTCATCAACCATGTTATCCGAGAGAGCTCTCAGACGCTGGGTGATGGCGTTGTATTTGTCGATTTCCTTTTCCTCAGAGAGGAGTTGAAGCTGATGAGCCAACTGTTCAATCTGTTGCTGTGCTTCGACCAACTGTGGATCAGGGCCGTCTCGCTCATCTTCATCAAGGAACTGTTGCGGAATGGTCTTCTTGATCCGTTCTGCCAGTTTGTCTGCGCCCGGCCAATCTTGGGCCTTGGCAACAATGTCTCCGGCGATCTCAAGAAGCTGAGGCCATACTTGAACTGCGTCCATCATTGCCTGAGCAGCTTCCAGACGACGAGTAGCAAAGCTTGCACCTGTGCTCAAGGTAACATCATACTTGCCGACCGAAAGGTCAGGAGAACGAGGATCAGCAGGATCATTAATCTTAAGGAACTTGACCTTCTCATCTTCGCTAACAATACGAATGATCCGAGTGCCGTCGTAAATCTGTCCGATAAGCTGGTTAATCACATCTCCGGCTTCGAGGACCGCCAAGTTTCCGTTATCGTAGTATGCCATTGAAGCCATACCGCCTTGTTGTTGGCGAGCAGCAATAGCACGTCCCGAAGTCTCATTCGACTTGATACCAAGAGAGGCATCATGAATCCCTGTGACATCCTTCATGTCTTGGGTGTTCATCTGGGCTTCTTGGAACAGAGCATTCTGAGGAACCGGTGGCTCCATCCGTTGCAAATTCCGGCCGATCTCTGCGTCATCAGAAACGATCAGCAGAGGGTCACGAGACATATGAGCCTTGCGGAGGGCATCTTCATACCCGGCAACCGCAGACTCAGTAGCAATCCACTGGACCTTCGGAGCGTAGCCGAGTTGTTCAGCAGCGACTGATCGCCAGTAGTTCCGAAGGCGAACAGGATCCCGCATAAACCTAACGAGACCATAACGGTAGCTTTCACCGTCGAGGTTCACAGTCCGACCTGCCATCCGAATAATGGGAAGACGGTTTAGTTGATATTCATACGGACCTGAAAGAATAGAATAACCAGAACAAAGGTGCATCTGGGCATAGGTCACTGGTGAAAAACGGGTCTTAAGGATTTGACCGTGTTGCGACATTAGAGCTTCAATATCGTCTTCTTCGGAAACGAACCTTACAGAGCCGTCTTCAAACAGAGCAAGAAGTTCTTCTCTTTCGACCAGTCTCCAATACTCTGTAATACGAACACCGTCTTGGGAGAGCCAGCCATTCGAAGACAAGTTCTTTGCCTCTGACTTTGAAAGCTCGCTGGGGTCCTTATCGGGCCAGCGTTGCTTAAACTCTTTCTTTGTGATAATGTCATCAACAAAACAATGTCTGGCGTCCTTGCCAGTGGGGTCAGTCGAAGAACGATCCCAGACTACAGAGAGGCAGTCAGCGATAGGACGAATGAAAATGTCTTGGTCAAAGACATCGTTCTTCGCATACTCTACTGCTACCCTGAAAGCCCCGTCACCACACTGAATAGTGGATTCGAAGGTTTCGTCATAAACAGCATCTGCGGAAGATTGCTTCTCAATAGAGCGGATCAAATCTCCCCGAATGTCGGCAATATCTCGTGTATTTTCCGAAGTAGGAAGAACCTTAATTCCTCTTTTATTCTCTCTCCAATCGCCTACAACTTGCGCAGTAAACTGAGGAATCGAATTAAAGATAAGACAAGGAAGACCCTCGCGCTGTCTGCGAGCTTGTTCATCCCATTGGCCTTCTCCGCTAACGAAGCTTTTATCAATGCGGGACTCTTTCCTGTTCTTTTCATCGGCTGCGAGATCATACTCATACTCCTCTCGCATATCCCGAAGGAACTCTTCTTGTGTTTTGAAACCTTCTGGAACGTAGGACTTAGAAGCTTTGACATGATCAACGCTCAAAGAAGTCAGTCTGTCTTTATCAACAGACGGGCCTTTGTTTTCTTCGTAAGAGAGAACTTGAGGATCAGCCATTGTTAATTACATCCCCATCCAAGCTGTCGAAGAGGGCGAATAAGAAGTAGAAGCATATGTGGTTTTCTGTAGCCCTTGATTGGAGGACGAGTAAGATGGGCGTCTCCGTCCTGTTACCTTATCAAACAATTTAGTCAAACCCCATACAAGAGCGTCCACTCTATCAGGAGAGCCGAAACCGTTACCGCGAATGTTATCAACTGAAAAGACGCACATCTGGTCTTCTAGTTTATCGAAGGTGCCGACGTGGTGGATACGACCTTGTTCATAAAGAGCCGAGATCGGTTCTGCTCGGATAATCTTTCCCCTTGAAGCGTGGACCAGTTCCACAGGGACAGACCTATCTACGGCTTTAATAACCGAAGAGACCATCTCGCCACCTTGGTTCTTTTCTGCCACGATCCTGTCCGCTGACCACTTACGATAAAGATGGACAGCCTTTTGTGCCCACTCTTCCGGGGAACCTTTCAAGGAACCGTCCTCAAGAACAACACCTTCTGCGTAGCCGTCTTTGTTTCTTACCAATCCGACTACCACAATTCCATTCTCATCTGAGTCTGCTTCGGAACTTGTAGCAGGGTCGACAGCAATAACCAATCTCTCAATATCCTCTGGAACCTCTTTCCAGCGAGCCTTATCAATGTCTTCCCTTTTCCACAGAGCGCCGGGGACATCATCAAGGATTTCCCCTTCGAGTTCCTGCCGCCCCAGTCTGGTGCCCTCGTATTCATCCTTCATTCGACGGATCATTGCAGGGGCAAGGTTATCAAAGTTATCGAAGGTAGAGCCTTTAGTAACGTGAACAGTCGGATCAACCAACATCTTTTTCAACATTGCCAAAGGCCGGGGGGTGGTAGTGATAATCGAACGAGGGTTAGAACCCAAGCGAAGACCGAATTGCAATTGGTCCCAAATCTCTTGGGCGTATCTAAACTTTGCCAGCTCGTCAATCCAAGCTGCATCGTGCTGAGGTCCCCGAAGTTGGTCTGGTTCTGTAGCGTTGTAGAGGTGAGCCACGGCTCCGTTCGGCCAAGTCAATTTCCTGTTCGTTTTTTCGTAAACGGGACGGAAATCTTTAGGATGCACACCAAGGATGCCACTGTCACCCTCAACCATAACATCCCGCGCATCAGCCGCTGTTTCAGCAACAAGAGCAATCCTTTTATACCTTCCCTTAGCGAGGGGCGTGTTACCACAAACCCACTGTCTGATAGTTTCACTGCCCGTCCTCGTTTTCCCGAAACCACGCCCGGAGAGAATAAGCCAAGTGTCCCAGTCTCCCTCAGGTTCAAGTTGATTGGGCCTTGCCCAGAATTGCCAGTGATAGCGAAGGTTAGCCTTCTGTTCCGGTGTCAGAGAAGACAGATGAACTTCCCTCTCTGTGTCGCTTAGAGAGGCTAAGAATTGCGCGGGTGAACTCGTCACTTTCTTCTTGGATTTGTTGTTTGTAGGCAATAGCCTCTCCATCTGGACCAGAAATCTCTTGACGCTCCTTAAACAGACCAAGGTGCTTACCAAGGAGTTCAAGAGCCCTGATTGCGTTCGAAGGACCATTCTTTTCTTGGTCCTCTGCAAGCCTCATCAACCTTTGAATGACATAATCTTCATCAATTGCCATTCGTTCTCTCTTTTCCTTCAACCTCTCTTCTATAAGAGGCTTCACAAGAGGGTGAACCAGAAGGTCTCGGGCCAGCCTATGAATGTTCTTTGTCTTGTAACCCGCTCTCTGAGCTGCTTTCGGTCCATCAAGATCAATACAATACTCATCTACAAAGCGAAGTTGCTTAGCAGTTGGTTTAGACCCTCTGCCTTTCTTCGGAGGAGTGTCATTAGGACCTAGAAATGCCACGAATCACCCATTAAATAAGTTACTCTTTCATTATTACACTTACATTATACCATATTCGAAGGAAGAAGTCAACCCCTAATAGTGTTTTTAGTAATATTTTTTATATTTTTACGATTTCACTTGACAAATCGAAGAAAATATGTTATAATGTTAGTAATGTTTGGGGGGGTTAAGGGGCTACCTTTAGAGGGAGAGAAGAGAGAAAGGAGAAAAGAAAGACCCCTGTGAAGACTTCTAAGGGGTAGGCGAGAAGGGGGAGAAAAGAGGCTAGCAAAGTGATAGTCTATTAACAGTCCCTTTTCTATTCTCTTTTAACAACACTTAACAAGGGAGACTGGCGAAAAAGGAGTAAGGGGGGATTAGTTAAATGATAGTCTATTATTAGCCCCTCTCGCCTCGTTTAGGAGGGATTTTAGTAAGTAGGGACTGGCGAGCCAAGTTAACATCAATTCTACGGCCTCTGAGAGCGTTTCTCAGGGGTTTTTTTGTGTCCCCGGTGTAGGGACACCCCGAGGACTTCACACGGCTCTCTGTGAGGCTCCTAGAGTGTAGGTGTCTTCGTTGAATTTTTTATCTCGCGCTTTAGGGTGATAATCTTATCCACGCATGCCTACGCCTTCGATGCCCCCCCCCCTTCCACGTGGAACGAATCGGGAACACAATGCAACACAATGTAAAATAGGGCTAAGTGATTGAATTCATTGGAAAAGAAAAGGGTTGCGAATCACCTAGGGATATGGGATAAATTGGC